CATCTGCGATCGAGTCCTGAAAGTAAGAAGTGCCGGTGCTGGCTGTGTTGCTATGCCCAATAATTGAGAGAGTGTTAGACCAGATAAAAGGAAGCAGAACATTATCTGCTGCATCGCAGACTTGCTGCAAGACTGCATCAGCATAGAGAGTGCCAACGCCAAGGGCTGTGCGCAACTCTGCAACTGTAGTCAATGCCATGCTTTTATCCTTTCTAAAGACTGGCGGGGTAGAAGGGCACTACCCCGCCAGCGACTTAGTGAGCGTTAATTACGCCTTGTTGTTCTTGAATGCGCCAGCGCCGACCTTAGTAGCGATAGCACCGAAGCCGTAGTAACCGATGGTGATAGAACCTGCGGCTGTTGACTCTGCACGGAGACGGTAGTTTGGTGACTCGTACCATGTGTAAGCATCTGGGTTGACGATGAGGATAGATCCGTCTGTGTCAGTTCCAGCAGCTGTGTTAGGTGTTACGAACAGGTTGAGTCCTGCAACATTGCCCTGAAGTGCTGTTGGAGTTACTGCTCCGCCTGCGTTCATTGGGTTTGATGCTGTGTAGATAGGACGGCCTGCATCGTTAAGAGTCATGATGTTTGACCACTGTGAAGTGTTAACGATCATGTTGCGAGCGAATGGATTTGGAAGTCCAAGAGTTGCGTTGTAAACAGAAGCCGCACCGCGAGCAACAATTCCTAGCAATTCTGATGCTGTTGGATATGTTGTTGTGGTTGTTGCATCTGCTGTTGCGCCTGCGATGATCGCTGCGTTAACTGCTGCATCTGTAGCCTTTGCGTAAGCAGCGCCCATGTTGCGGATCAGTTCATCAAAGAATGCTGGTGATGTGCGATCTAGCAATTCAACAGAGAATGTCTGTTGTCCGGCGTACTTCTTAACATCAACTGACAAGAATGATGAGTTCTGGTCTGTGTCTGAGAATGCTGCGTCCTCTGCTGTCACTGCAACAGTTGGCATTGCTGTGATCTTAGGGATTTCGAAAGTCATACCTGCATCTGGTAGAACGCCGCGTGAGATCGCTTCGATCGATGGGCGGATAGTTGTACCGAGTGGGTTGATGATTTCTGAAAGTTGACGAGTTGGCACGAGACCAGCGTTGTCAGTTGTGTTATCTGCTGCAAGGATATATTGACGAGCTGACTCATCACCTAGCGCTGCGCGGATAGTGTTTTCTGCATACTTTGCTGCAGTTAGTTCAATGCGTGGCTTTGAGTAAGCCATTGCTGTTACAGCAGGGCGAGCAGCTTCAACTGCGGCAGCCTCAACTGTAGGTGTTGCTTCGACTGCTGAAGTGGTTTCTTCCACGGTGGCTGTCTCGCTTTCTGTTGGTTGGGTAGGTTCAGCGACTTCATCTTGTGATGCCGCTATATCGGTTACTGCCGCAGACTTGAATGCCGCTGCTTGTACCAAACTTACTTCGAGCAGGTCAGCGCTCGATACATACAACACGCCATTCTTAGGCTTTGCTGCATTGACCATAACTCCGACTGAAAGACCAGTACGAAGTTCCTCGCTTGCTTCGATTAAAGCATCTGTACCGCGAGATGACTTAGAGATCTTGAAAGAAGCAAAGATCCCTTCATCAGTTTCGTTAAAGAATTGAGCGCGACCGATAGGCTGCTTTGGGTCATGTTCCAATAGGAGTTTGACTTTGCTGGTGTCAGAGATGTTTATCGCACCGCGCTCAAAGACAACCGCACCGGCGGAAGTGTTTCCAACTTCACCGCCGAATGGCACTATTTTGCCAGAGATAGTGCGCGCTGCGCTATCTGCTGTAAGTTCTGCCGAGAATGTCAACATCTCGTTCATTGCATTTCACCGCTTCCGTTAGGAGTTAAGTCAGTCATTTCCATGGCCTGATCTTGGGTAATTAGTTGAAGGTCAAGAAGTTCGCGAATGATCTGGAGTTCTACGATCGGATCTGTGCGTAGATAGTTCTTATCGATATCGAACTTAACGATGTTTCCGCGAGCGGTGATATCGTCCATAGATAGACGATCCTCGATCGCTGACACGAATGGCTGCAAAGATAGTGTTAGGAACTGCTTGCGCTCGTCCTGGACATTTGCGTAAGTCATTGTGGTGTTCTGATCTGCTGAGACATAGTAAGGCGGGATATTGCAGAGGCGAGCGATCTCAGTCGCTAGGTTCTGAATAGCCTCGTTGTACATCATGTCTTTAGGGCTAAAGCCAACAGACTCATAACTCAAAGTTGAAGTCAGATAAGCAGTTGAACGATTATTGCGGCTATTTTTCCAAGCAGCTAGTAATCCTTGAACTTCTGCTGGTGGTAGATCTGCGCCTGTGTTCTTTAGGTAGCCAGTTGCCATTGGAGTGCCAGCAGCAATAGCCGCGGCCTTCTGAACATCGAGTGCTGCGCGAATTGTTGAAGTGCCGGTATTTAAGATGCCATCGCTTAGTGACTGGAATGTAATAAGTGAGCCAAGGCCGTCCATTGGTACGGTTGTGCCGTCAACTGCGTAAGACTTTACATAAACATTATCTCGATCAAGTGTTGCAGTTACGCGAGAGTTAGCAACCCATTCAAAGCGAGAAGGTCTGCCGTCCTCTTGGTAGGTCTCAACAACCTGCCAGAAGGCTTGGCCATAAAATAGAAGTGAGTCAACTGTGTAAGCGATAGTTACTGAACGCGGCTGTGAGTAAGAAGGTTGATCAAGCCAAAGTGGCTTACCAAGTTCTTCACCTGTTGACTTCTTATACAACTCTAGAGGAATTGTGCCGATCGTTCCCGCTAAAAGGTTTCTGCATCTGGCTAACGCTGGAACGCCCATGGCTTCGGTGCGACCGACATAGGCAAACTGAAAGGGCATTGCATAAGGAGAATACTCACCGAGAACTTGCGGAGCAGCTTGCGCTTCAATAGTTGGCGATGATGTTGCACCTGTAAGGCGCGAAAGGATACCCATAGAGGGCAATTATACACTACATGTAGGTCAACCTGCGTATATAGCCGCTACCTGTTGTGGTTTCATTAACATCGAGACAACCATTGCCAAAGCGATAGGTGCAGACACATCGCCTGCCGATTTTCTTTTAACGATACGCCAAGCCGAGTCATTAACCTTAGCTGCGCAGTTATTCATCTGCTGCATTAGGTTGGCTTGTCCGTTGTGAACTACGCGGTGATTAACTAGACCATCGAGTAAGTCTCCGCAGGCCTGATAGAACTGCTGGCCTGAGATGTCTTGAACCATGCAACCCGCATTCGATAACTTGTCGGCGATCGACTGGGTTGTGTACTTGTCATAGCAGATCTGTCGCGGGCGATATTGATCTGACCAAGCCTTTATCTCAGCTGCGATCTTTAGATCATCGACCGAGACTGCCGACTCCCAAGTCTGCAAGATCCCTACGCCGATCTTTCCATCTGGCAATATCTGGCCAGCAACAAGTGAAGCATTTCGCCTCGAAGGTGACACATCGAAGCCAAAGACTGTATATCCGCCGGGCGGGATCTGAAGTTCACTATTAGAAGTTTCCTCAAGAATGCCGTGAGGCCAAGGGCTGCTCAAGGAGTCGATCCATTGGCATAAGGTTTCGGTGCGAGTATTTTCGATAGGCGAAGTCGCTATCGCTTCCTCGATCGCTGCTTCTGTAATTGTGTAACCGAGCGCAGGGTTGGCTTGCGCCCAAGCCGCTCGATCATCGATCTTGCAATACTGAGGCGCTGAGTATTCATAGAACCCGAAGGACTTAGGCGGGTTGTCTAAGGCTCGTTCTCTTAATTGGTTTAGAACCGTGCTAAACGCATCTCCAGCATTCGATGTAAGTAGAACATGGCTGTTAGCGTGTGCGCGAGTTACCGGCATTGCTGCTCGATAGCCTTCCTCAGAGATTTCGCGTACTTCATCGATATAAAGCAGGCCGTTAATAGATCGACCGCGTGAGCCGTCTCTAGTAGCCGCTACAACATCTAAGCGCGCCCCAGATAACATTTCGATCGACTCGGTACCGTTAGCGTGACGGATCTGCTTGACCATGCCCTTGAGGTGATCGTTATTCTCAAGCGAGTTAGCAACCTGCCGAAAGGTCTCAAGCGCCATCGAGCGATTAGAGGACATGATCAGAACATCGGTATTCCACTTGAGCAAGTGAGTCAGGATCAGCATTCGCGCTAAAAATGTCTTTCCATTTTGGCGGCTAATTAAAAGCAGGCTGGACTTGCGGATCCACATATTCTTTTTGTCCACTGTCAACATATCCTTGAGTACATACTCCTGGTAGGGCAAGAATGAGACATTGAGCAGATCTACCACCAGCAGAAGTTCAAGGATTACTAGCTGCTTGGAAAAATAGCCGCAATAATCGTTCAACTGCTTATCTGACTTCA